TCAAAATAACCATAGCCATCAATACCAAAGAAAGTTGTAGTACCTAAATTAGTTTCTGTTCCACTTGCATTTGAAAGAGTATATTTATACAATACATAACTTACATTTACATTTAAATCTGATGCAGTTATACTTCCGTTGTATTTAATATCTATATAATCCCTTACAAGTTCTGAAATCTCAAACAATACAAAGTTGTTATTATTTGCAGGTTTGTTTTTTACTATTGTATAAGCTAAAGTACCATCTATTGTGATTTCTATTTTAGCTGATAAATCTGATCCAATATCTTCAGAAATATAATAGGGACTTCTTAATAATACGTTTGCCATTATTTATTATTTACTGTTGTTTTTATTAATTGCTCTACATCTAATTTATATGCTTCAATCAAATCTTTATCTAAATTCTTAAATGCTTTCTCAAATGGTTTGGTAAAGAATAAACTAGGTGCAATACCTTTATTATAAATGCTTCTACTAATCAAGAAAGCTGTGCTATTATAACTCATAAACCTTCCTGTTTTTTTATCTCTAAACTGAAAACGCCTTCTTTTAACCCACTTATTTATTCCCTCTGTTAAACCTCCTTTTTTACCTGTACCAGATCCAAATCTAAATGGACTGTTTGGTGCTTTTGTACTTGATGTTTTTCCTCTTACTCCCTTGTCTTGAAATACACCATAATCTTCCATTGAGAAAGTTAATTGAAAACTATTTTTAGAAACCTTTACATCAGAATCTAAACTTTTAGCTAATTCTCCAGTAGTATTTTTATCAGAAGTTTTAAGATTCATTCTTGATTTAGTAACTACATACTTTGCAAAATTCCTTAATTCTTTCTCTACATTATCTAACATATATCAATCTCATTTGGAATCAATACATCTAAAGTTAAAGCCCATCCAGCAACCTCGTTTTCAAACCTATCATAAAAAGGTTCAAAGTTTGGAGAACCATCTAACTGATACAAGTCTTGGTATAATGTTCCACCTCTTAAAACCTGGACCAACTTATTTAATACAACTAGCTGTGTATTCAATATATCTTGCTCGTTATTATTACCTACAAAAATATCAACCACTTCTTCTTTTGAAACATCTACAACATCCATTGCTAAAACAGATAAACTAAAACGCAATACATTGTCATCATTACTAACATTATTCACAATGATATGTGATAAAGGATACATTGTCTGCTTGGCTAAATCAATGCGTGTAATATCTCCAGTTGTAACTGTATTAACATTTACATCTGATAACAATTGATTCTTTATTGTTTCTGTTACTTGATAAAAACCTTTCATTTAAAACTTATTTTTTATTTGCTGTTGCTCTATCTCTGCTTTCTCTTTTGTGAATGATAAAAAAGTAAAACATTGATGCACATTTAATTTAGTGATATTTTCAAATCGTTCAACACATCCGTTAGCGAGTGCATAAATTGATTGATACCAACCCCATTTGCTTCCGAATTGAGCTGTTCTTGAATAGCCTCCATCTCCGCTTGATTGTTGGAATAAAGTATCGTATGCCTCGACAACTCCATTCCTAAATTGTAGAAAAAAAAAAGGCTACCAATAGCTGCACCCAATGGCATATCTTTCATTGCCTCTGGATTGTTTACATTATAATCTTCTATGTTGTATTTTCCAATCTTACTTGTTTTAATTGGTCTATATAAAACATTCATTGCAAGGTGCATCTGTTCCCATTTACTTGCATTGTTATCTAGATCAATATATTCTCCTAAACTCATATCATCTAAATCCGGTATAAAACCGTATTCAACTCCATTCATTTCAAACCTTTCAACGTGGTCTGGTTTAGATCCAAGTAATTCAGATAAAATATCTATTATTGCTGTAACACTACTCATTTTTAATTTGTAGCTATCAGATAAAGGTATTCCACAAAATATCTCAATCATTTTAGCATTTAAAAAATTGCCTTCTGGATTGTTTTCTGCTATCTTTAGAAACTTTTGATACTGTTCTAAAGTTATTTCATTTAAGTTAGTTGGAACGTTTATTTCAATCTTCATACTTATATAATACTTTAATGTTAATTTTTTATAAAAAAGTGTTTACAATTTTCAAATGCTTTTACTAGAAGTAAATATTGATTTGGTTTATTTGGTTTTGCAATCCTTATTTCTTTTCCTGTTTTGTGATGTATAAAACACTCCACCATTGCAATCATTTGTAAATTATCCATTATCTTATAAAGTATTTACCAGCGTTTGGATTCTTTAATTGTGATGAAATTGCATAACGTGCTGCATCAATGCAATGATTAAAAGCATCAATAGGTTTGTTAATAGTATTCCCTTCTCTATCTTTCATCCAAGTATATGATTGCAACTCTTTTATTAAGTTCTTGCTTCTACTTGTTACAAAGATTTTGTTTTGATTGATTAAGTTTATTCCATATACAATTGAATCCTTTCCCTTTGTACAAGGAAGTATTTTGTGCCTATATGTTTTTAGTTCTGCAATTGATTTAGGTTCTGCTGAATCAGCATATATTACTTCTGATACATTGTTTTCATTTAATAGTTTTGATATATCTGAATTAAGTAATTTCTTTTGATAGATAACCTCATCAAATATATAAGCATCATTGTATTTATATAAACCTATTAATGTAGTTGGGTCATTGCTATAACCAAAGTCCATACCATAGCACAATAATCTTGCTTCTGATGGTAATTGTATCTCTTTCCATTCTTTTATACACACACCTTCTAAAGAACCTATTTGACCAAGTCCGTAAACCTTCCACCAGTTTGACCAATACTCTGATGTCTTTGCTTTATCTCTTGCAGCTTCAATATCTTTTACAATAGTTTCTGGCAATGCTTCATTGTCTAAATAAGTAAGTGTTATAAAATCTGCATCATCATTACCAACTACTTCTTTATGCGCCCAAAAGTTTGCTGTTGGATTAAAGTCAATCCATATATCTCCAGAAGTTCTTATTGATAATTGTGTATATGCTTCAAAAGGTACATTATTTGCTTCATTTACATATAACACACTCCTTCTTGCACCTCTTAATTTATCTGGTTGTTCAACTGAAAAAAATTCAATATAACTACCGTTTGTGAAAGTATATTTTAATGATGATCTGTTCCATTGGTTATCTCTGAACCTATTTGTTTCAATCATTATTTTAAGAAAGTCTTTCATTGCTCCCCTTCTTAAATGTGGGATTGATTCAGATACAACACTTGTTTCAAGCATAGGAGTTCTTATACACCTATCAATAAGAATTGGTATTATACCAAAAGTCTTACCAGCAGATGTACCTCCTTGAATAACCTTTTTACGCTTTTTAAGAGCATATAATTTTCTTATGGCTGTTGTTGTTTGAAACACTAATCTAAATCAAATAAAGGTTGTTCTGATGTTATTGAGATGTCTTTTGTTTCTTTTGGTTTACCTGCATAATAATTATAAAACATTTGCACAAACTTAAAGTCCCCTTCTTCAACTCCTTTTTCAAGAGCTTTAAATGCTTTTGGTTCTAATGGAGATAATCGTTCAATCATTTGCACTTCTTCTGATTTACTTTTACGACCAGCACCCTCTCTTTTTCCTCCTCTTTTATTTTCTGACATTTGAAATAATTTGATTATTCATATAATTATATAATAAAAAAAAAGCTAGTTTTTAAACCAGCTTATCATTTAATTCTTGAATCCATTGTCTTAATCTATTTTTATTGCAGGTGCAAGGTTCTGAATACTTATGATTAAAATATTTTGAATGAAGTCTACACATTATTTTAAAATCTTCATTACTCATTTTAGATGTTGTTCTTTGTTTAACACCTTGCCATATAATTTTATCTTCTACCATATTAAAACATTGTTAATTGTTGTTGATGTTCTTTTAGTCTTTTCATTGCTGCGTTGTAGTATTCTGTATCTAACTCACAAGCGGTTAAATCGTATTTAAGATTATGACAAGCTAAAGATATTGAGCCACTACCTAAATGTGTATCTAATATTTTATCTCCTTCTTTTGCGTAGTTCATTAAAATCCATTCGTATAATGCTATTGGTTTTTGACAAGGATGCCATCTTAATTCATTTTCCCAATCTATTTTATTACCTATTACATTACCTATTGATATATAGTGATAAATTTTCATATTTACCCCAAAACTATGACTTGCAATATCACAATCAGATAATCCTTTAGGTGCGTTCCTTTTACCTCCTCCAGTTTTATCGTGTACAATTCTACCAACATCGTCAACGTATTTATTATAATAATTTACCCCAAATATTATTCTATTCTTTGTAACTCTTACTAACTCTTCAAAATATTTTTTTGTAGGAATTTCCTCATTCCAATTTATTTTTTTATGAACCTTTTTTGATTTTGTATTTCTAAAATCTCCAATTCCATAAGGCGGATCAACTATTGCTAAATCAAAGTGGTTATCTTCATACCTTGCCATTAGTTCCATATTATCTTCGTTTGTTATTACCATAGTTCAATATCATTTAATTGTTCTTGTCTTTTATCGCACCCACAATCTTCTCCAAATATCTTTTTAACAATCCATTTGATTCCTGTGTAGTAAGTGATCCTTTCTATTAAATCTCCTAGTTTCATTTTATTTTATCTTCTAATTTAGATTTTGTTTTTCTGTATGTGTTATAAATTGAATGATAAGGTATATTTGTTTTCTTTGAAAGATCTGTAATACTGTATTCATATTGAACTAAATTAAACACTTTTTTATTGTACCAATGCATATTGTCCAATTCATTTAAAACAGTTTCACTTGCTTTTTCAAAATCAATATATTCTCCAGATTCAATATCAACAATTAAATCTAAAGAAACTTTGTTTTCCTTTTTCTTTTTATTACATAATTGAAGAAAGGAAGTTCTTAAAGTTCTATAAATGTAATAGTAGTTTACTTCATCTCCATAGGCAATGTTCAAACCATTGTTTAACATCTTGCCAATTATTACATACATATCTCCGACAATATCTTCAGCTTCTGTTTTACTGCAACCAAATTTTAAAACGGTGTTAATCCATTTTTTATGATCTTTAAAGACTTTTTCTAACATAAATTTATATTTACATAAAAATACGTTATTAATAATAAAACTGAATAAATAGTTATAAACAAAAAAGGTTTAAGAATTAAACACAATTCCCCCATTAATGCAAATAGAAATTGTTTTTATTGCTAATATTTTTAGAAAAACAGATATGTTAAGTCATACCTTAAAATATATACTAAACTATAAAAGCACTTTATATATAATGTTTTTTTTATGACAATTTTAAATATTCATTCAGTTTTATTTATTATTTATATTGATTCT